TTGCGGGGCGTCGCTGTGCAATGGACGCGAAAAAGCCCGCCAAGCGGCCGGCTTAGCGGGCTTTTATCGGACTTTGCCGTTGGTAGCGGGGGAGGGACTTGAACCCCCGACACCGGGATTATGATTCTTAGCACACGCGAGGATTTTCGGGGATTAGAGCGCGCTGTGTCGCATATATGTTGCATCAACCCACGACCGATAGCTCGGCAGCGTCCAGACGGTCGCTTTCGTCCTCTTGCTCCAGCCAGTGTCCGTATACGTCAAAGGTCATCTGAATAGAGCTATGGCCTAGCAGCGTCTGCACCCGCTTCGGCGAGAAGCCCTCGCCTATGAGCCAGGACGCGTAGAAGTGCCGCAGGCTGTGAAGGCTGTACTTCGGCTTATCGCCCTCAACAGTCACGCCCGCCGCTTTTTGGATAGGCGCCACCCCGCGATTGTAGATGTTGGCGTGGTTCTCGTGCCGCCCCTGCCCGTTCGGGAACACAAGCCCTAACTCGCCCTTGGGGCATTGCAGGCGCCATTCCTTGAGCGTGTTCGCGACCATCTTGGTCATAGGTATGTCGCGCCGGCCGGCGGCGGACTTCGGGTCGCCCATATCGTTCCAGCGGTCGGCACGCTGGCGGACGCGTATCACCCGCTCGTTAAAATCAACGTGGTCCCACGTAAGGCCGCGCAGCTCGCTCGACCGAAGCCCGGTAAACACGGCCGTCACCAGCAGGGCACGCCACCGGCCTTCGGCCTTGCCGAGTATCGCCTTGACCTCGTCCTTGCTCGGCACGTCTGCGCCGACCTCGGGGCGGCTCTGCCCGCGCGTGACATTCCGCACCGTCACGGGCTGCGCGACGTTCTGTGCGACCATGCCTTGCCGCTGCGCCTCGCGAATGATGCTCTTGAAGCTGCCGAGCACCTTGCGGGCCATTTTCTTGCCCTTGTCCCGCTCAAGGTCGCGCTTGAACGCCTCGACGCTCGGCGTGGCAAGCTGGGATAGCTTTGTCTGCGCGATGCTGTGCGGCTTGATGTGCCGCTCGACGTGGTTGCGGTACTGGACAAGCGTGCCCTGTTCCAGCCCCTCGGTTTCGCCCCGCTGCAGCCAAACGTCGGCGGCCTGCCCCACTGTCAAGCTGGTGCTATCCGGCATATGCACGCCCTGCTTAACCTCGTGCTGCGCCGTCGTGGCCCAGGCTTCGGCCTCTTTCTTGCGGTCGAACGTCTTGAGCCGGCGCTTGCCGTTCTGGTCCTTGTAGTCCACCACCCAAGCGGTCTTTTGCTCGCCCTTACGCGTGGTCCAGCTACGTTTGCGAATGGCCATTGCAGTGTCCTCATCGGCTGCGAATGGCCACACTATGTTGCATCATATTCCCGGTGTCAAACGCCTACGAGCCCGCGCCCGCCGCTTCGCCCGGTCGTTGCTCAAGTCCCCATCTTTCGGATGGTGCCGAAGTCCTTGTTCTTCCGGGCGTTTGCGCGGTTCCGGCAGCGCACGGAACAATGCTTCGCGTTCGGATTTGTCGGGCTTTTCGGCTTGAACTCGGTGCCGCACTCGGCGCACGCCCGGCTCGGTTGCTTGGCGGACCACGCCGCCCGATAGGCGCGCTGCTTGGCGTTGAATTCCTGCCGGTTCTGTTGGCGCCATTTATCCTCGCCGGCCGCCCGCTTGCAGTTGTGGGAGCACCATTTGAAATGCCCCTCCGGCAAGGGTCGGGCGCATCGGGCACAGGTGGTCCGTTCGCGGGTCCGCACGCCCTCTTGTGTCCACTCAGGCTGCCCTTGCGCCCAGCTAGGCCGCTTGGCGCCTACCAAGTCCAAGGCGGCCTTCACCAGCTTGTCGGCCTCCGCGTGCGCGACGGTATAGGGCCAGCCGTCCAGGCAAAGCTTGGCGCGGATAGCGTGGGTACAGGCGGCTTGCAGGGCAAACGGCGTAGGCTCCGCGTCGCGTAGCACGTCCGCTATCTCACGCACCTTGGCCTGTCGCGCTGCCCGGTCGCCCCGCTGGGCTTTCCGGGCCACGGCTACGCCTCCGGCGTGCCAGCGAACCGCGCCGCCGCCGCGACCGCTTCGTCGGATAGCCCGGCTTCCCGCGCTTGCGCCATAGCCTGCACAACGCCGGAGAACGCCCGCGCGCGACCGCCCGCGTCATACGCCTGGAGCGGCTGCAGCACGTCCAGGCTGACCGGCGCCCCCAGCTTTTCGGTCGCTTCCTGTGCCACTAGCTCGGCAATCGGCTGGAGGGTCCAGCTCGCCAAGTGCCTCTGCGCCTCGCGTATGAGCGGTCCAGCGGCCTTTGGGTCCAGTGCCGCCGGCAGTAGGCCGAAGGCGTGTGCGATGGCCGCACGGGCCTCTGTGAGCGTTTCCACGGCCATTGTGCGGGACAGGTCCGGCGACAGGTCGGACGGGCGCCAATCGGTCTGTGGCGTCGGTCCGCCGGCCGCCGTCGTGGTCACGCTTTCCCGCAACAGCACGCGCCCGCGCTGGCCCCGGAAGCTGCGGGCAAGCTTGTCGCGGTTCGTGTCGTCGGTCTCCGGGAACGGGACCACCTGCGAGCCAAGCGGCGCGGCCTCATAGGCTTCGTGCAAGGCGGTCTCGACAGCGTGCAGCAACCCGGCGGACAGGCTGGAGCGGCGCAGCGGCGCCGTGCCCGCCCAAGGTGCAACCGGGTCGCTGCCAATCCGAAGGTGCAAGACTTCGCCCGCAAGCGCGGTCGCGGTTCGCCCGCCGCCCGCGTCCGGGATGGTGACGCGATAGGCGGTCGGGATGCCGTCACGGGTGGTCACGTCCCAGTCGCTGCACGGGACCAGCCGGTCGCGTAGCAGGTAGACGGCTTCGCCCCGCAAGGCGAGTGAGCGGGCCGCCTGCGCTAGCGTCTGCGGGGTCAGCAGGTCGGTCCCGCTCACCTGCGCCTGCGTCATGGCGCCTTCCCATAAGGACACGGCGCCCTGCGCTGCGCTGGTCAGCTCGGCAAGCCCACGCCGGCCGGAAATGAAGGCTTCCCGCTCGGCCATAAGCTGGCTTGTGAAGCCGGACCCGCTAACCGCGCGGGTCTCGTGCTTTCGCAATCCGAGTAGCCGTCGAATCATGGTTGCGTTTCCTCGCAGGTTGCCTCCAGCCGCCGGCCGGTGCTGGTCTCGCCGACCGCTTCGACCTTCAGCGTGCGACCGTCGAACCGGATTTCGTCATTGACCCGCAAATCCGCGTCGCCGGCCGTCGCAAAGGTCCAGGTGACTTTCCCAACGCGGCGCGCGGCGACAACGTCGTCCGTCATCGACGCGGGATAGGCGCGGCCACGCAATGTGCCTATTTGGTTCCATTCCACGATTAAGCCGCCCGCGCCGTCGGGAGTCTCCGTCTTGCGCCAGTGCTCGTATGCGCGGGTGAAGTAGCCGGCCATCAGCGGTAGCCCCGCAAAAGGTCTCCGGCGCCGCTGTAGTGCATGGCGCGCGCGGCCCAGCCGGACGGGCGGTCAAAGCGGTAATCGCCGTCCTGGACGCTGCTATGGCCTTGCACGGGGTCGCTGCCCGCTTGGTCGAGATATTCGGCCAGCCGCCGGCCCGCCTCTTGAACGATTGCCGGCGGGGCCGCCGTGTCGCCTACGGTGCACGCCACGCGGTACGTCGCGGCCTCCAGCTCGTACCCGATAGGTCCGGCCTGCAAGGTCACGGTCTGCCACGCCGAGCCGTCCCAGCGTTCGGCCGTGTCGACCGTCGCGGGCCGCAAGCGCGGCTCCCACGTGCCCGGCCCCTGCACAATCCAGGTGACGGTGCGCTCGTTCCAGCGGTGCGCAATCCAGCCCTCCAGGCGTCGCCAGACCGCCGAAAGGTCGACTGTGAAGCTGCCCGGCAACGCCGGATAGGACGCCGGTTCGGCCTCGGTTTCGGATAGCACCTCGACCATCAACGCCACCTCTGGACCGGGTGGAAGGGACGCCACGGCCGCTCGGTCGCGGACCAGCTCCGGGCCTCGACTTGGGCTTGCGGGTACGCGGCCTTGGTCACGATGCTTAGTTCGTGCAATTCCGCCTTCGTGACGGTTCGCATAAGCCCATCGTCGCGGCGCTCGACACGCTCGCCGCCGCTCGGCACGCGGAAACCCGGCGAAACGCCCGTGGCAAGCTGACCGCGAATGAGCGCCAGCGCGTCGCGGCCGTGACTGGTCCCGGCAACGTCCGGGGTGAGCCGGGCCTCAAAGGTGAGCGCGTCCGCCTCTTGGCGTAGCTCCAG